TTCCCGCCATTGGTTCAGCGTGGCCACCTGGCCGGCGCAGATTGATAATGCTGTTTGCAGTGCCAGCGCGTGGCTGCCGATATCCCCCCAGGTATCACCCTG